TGCTATCTGCGCTGACCACATAGGAGTATATACAATGCCTACCGTAATGAATAAAACGGAACGTCTTATCAATACTCACGATGGGACCATGATGCCGCCAGGAGTTGCAACTGAAATCTCTGATGAGGCTTTGGCTAACGCAACGATTGCACAAGCTATCACAGATGGTTTGCTGGAAAACACCAGTGCGCCAGCCGGAACCCGCCTTGGTGCTGAGTCAGAACAATCTAATCAGCAGCGAAACGGTCAGCCCAATCAGCAACAGCCTAGGCCGCCACAGTCCGGCCCCAATACTAACAGGGCAAGTTAAGATGGTGGAACGAATCAACAAGCCCACTGTCAAGGGGGTTATTACTAGTCCGCAACAGGCATATCTGTTGAACCCTGGTAATAATAACATCCTGATAAATCGTCTCACAACGATTGCTCAGGTTACGCCGGTAATCGGAACGAACTTGCCACCGACTCCACCGGCTGCTATGTCTGCTGGTCGTACTGTTAGAGTAAGGACTCGTTAACAGTAAATGTCGGATCGCGCGCAGATCATTGAGACGCCACCACATTACGATGTTGTGGTGGCTATCATGTCTATTTTCTTTCCGCAATATTTCGATCCTGAGTCGCCAAGTTATGTTGATCCTGAAGTAATGAAACAACTTATTTGGCTTGCGGAAGAAGCGCGCCCGTGGTGTTTGCCGGAAGGTAGACAAGATTTCGCACAAGCAATGTATGCGGCGTATCTAGTTTCATTGCGTAGCGAAACAAGTTCCGGTCAAGTTAGCACTCCTGTTGCCGGTCCAATTGTTTCTGAAAAGGAAGGAGATATCCAAGTGAATTATGCCTCTCCTTCTTCTGGATCAGAAACAAGTGGCCAGTCAAAACGTCCTGCATCCGATCCTTGGGATGCATGGAATAAACTTTGGTCCGCTTGTGGAATGGGCGCAATTACTACCAGATGGGGCGATCCTGTTAGAAGCGGAACAATGGTAAGCGCAGAACTATCGAGTCGCGCCTATAGAGTTTGGGCATAGTAATGGCCACAAGAGTTATTGATAGAGACTTAGGTTACCAGCGAATTGTTCTTGACTTCAAACAATTGAAGGGCAAGGGAGTCAAGATAGGAGTCATGGGCGGCGAGTCTGCTGATGGCACTTCGATAGTAGATTACGCAACATATAATGAGTTCGGAACGTCACGTATTCCGGCTCGTCCTTTTATGGCAACGACTGCCGATCAGAATAGAGATCAGGTTCAGCAGGTTACTGGAGTACTTGTTGGCAGAATGATTGACGGTAAACTTAATGCAGATACAGTATTGAAGAACCTAGGCGAATGGTATCAAGCGAGAATACAACGAACCATTCGTAATGCGAAAAGTTGGGCAGTGCCTAATGCTGCAACTACTGTTGCAATGAAAGGTTCTAGTTCTCCACTGATTGACCAAGGTAGATTGATCCAAGCAATTCGTTACGAAGTTCAAGGAACCAAAAGCTAAGTGGCAACTTCATTCCGCACTCCGTTTCAAGTGATGAAGCGGAATATTGGCTATTGGTCAAACGGCGTATACAATATAGATGATAGTTCAGGAACGATTATTATAGTGATGGCGACTGTACAGATTCCTTCCGAAAGAGAATTGGTTAGAATAGAAGCCACACCATATGGTCGGCGTTCCGGTAGATACATTAAGATATATACCGACACTCGATTGAATACTGTAAGCCAAGAGATTGAAGGCTTGCGGAGTTCTAACGCTGGCGATATATTCTTTTATGATGGCTCACAGTATTTGTTGTTTGGCGAATCCGACTTTACTATGTTGAGTCGGTCGCGCGCGACACCCGTATCGCACTGGCGTTATTATGCTTGTGAAGCAATTGAGCAATTCGTTGCGGAGCAAGCGCCATGATACCCCATCTATACGAACTCATAGATCATGCCATCAATGTTGTCGGCAAGGAACAAATACCAATCATCTGGTCGTTTCAGAATGCGGCACGAATCCCTAAGCCGTATATCACGTTGAACTATAGTTCCGATGATCTACCAGATCACGAATGGTATAGTAATGAAATCGACTATCGTGGTTTCAGAACGATGGCTTCCTGGCGCAAGGCTGTTGTAGACTTGCAAGTGTATGCATCGCAAGACTCCATGCGGATCGCTGGTAAGTTAGCAAAGATGTTAGCTACCGAAGCTAGTCTAGATCAGCAACAAAGATTAGATGTTTCTGTTGGTAATCGTTTGATGATGCAGCGTGTGCCTGCATTGATGAATAATTCTCAATACGAGGACAGAGCGATATATCATTTCGATTTCTGCTATACCGATAACTATGAAGAAGATGTTGGCTTCATTGCTACCGTCGAAATCGAAGGTAGTTACACTGGAGGATTGATTGATCTAAACGATCCGGACAATCCCAAGAACAAGTGTAACATAACTGTTGCTGTTCCGTATATTGATAATCCTCTACCAGATGAAGGGCAACCATAATGGCTAACATTGATCGTATCGTTCAAGTATCTATCGCACTACGCACTGCGGGCATCACCTCTGCAACATTCAGTGATCTTATGTTGTTTGGGCAATTCATTAAGCCTGCTGGAAGTACAGCGGTAGTCTATATCATTACTGATCCGGATGAACTACTTGATACCTTTGGTATCGTTGGCACTGACGATCCAATGTATAAGGCGGCATCAGTATTCTTTAGTCAGATACCGCATCCGCCGCGTTTGTTTATTGGGCTTGATGCTAACTCGGGAGATGTTGGCGTTGATCTAGCAGCATTGTCTAACGAGAATAATGATTGGTATGGTATCTGTGACGTTGCCCATGATGACCAGAAAACTGTTGATATTGCGGAATGGGTAGAAGCCCATGAAAAGCTATTCGTTACTGTATTGACAGACTCACTAGATATCTCTGCACCTGCAACGGACACTAGTTCTGTAGCGCATCAACTAATGGCAGGTAATTATTTCCGTACTGCTTGGTGGTGGAATCCAAGCAATGAAGAATTTCCTGATGTCGCTATCGCATCGAAAATGTTTACCAAGTATCCCGGCCAGGAGACATGGGCTAATCAACGTTTGTCTGGTGTAACTTCAACCTTCCTTAGTGAAACAATCTTCAATAACATTTATGCTAAGAACGGAAATACTTTCGAGCCGTTCCGTAACGTTTCCATTACACAAAACGGTAAGACTTCTGGTGGGGAATGGATTGATGTAATTCGTTTCCGCGATTGGTTGTGTGAGGAAATCAAGGTTACGATCTTCCAACAGATGATCGACAACCGGATTCCTTACACTGATCCTGGCATTGCAATTATTCGTAGCAGGCTACAGCAAGCTTTGGATCGCGGAGTCAATCGTGGTGGCATTGCTCCGCCGGAAGTTGATATCGAAGGAAACTATGTCCCGAGTTATACCATTTCGGTTCCGCTATCAATGACGATTTCCGCCAATGATAAAGCGAATCGAATCCTGCGCGATGTATACTTTACTGCAAGGCTTGCTGGTGCAATTCATGTGGTACAAGTTCAGGGTACTTTGACTTATGAGAACCTTGCTGTTAGTGCAGCAACCGCAGCATAAGGGGGAATAATACATGCCGGGTATTCGTACTTATAATGCAGCGAAGGTTGTGGTCATATATAACGGATTCAGTATCACAGGGTTTGCTGACGGAACGTTCATAAACATTACGATGCAGAACGATGGTATCACCACACAAGTAGGGGCAGATGGAGAGTTGGCGCGAGCGGTCAACGCTGATCGCAGATGCATCGTTACCGTTACACTACAGCAAACTTCTCCTGCTAATGATTTTCTTTCTGCAATGTTCATGGTTGATGCTCTTACTTGTGGGGGTCGCATTGGCCCTATCCTAGTGCAAGACTTGTGCGGTGATACTTTGTTCGCCGCATCGGAAGCTTGGATCGTTAAGCCTGCGGATATTGAGTTCGGTAAAGAAGTAACGACTCGCGCGTGGGCAATCCATACTGGCGCGCCAGGAGTATATCTTGTGGGCGGTAATGCAATGACAGGTTGATAACACTATGCCCGTGGCGGATCAAAAGCGTACTGAAGTTGTTTTGGATAATGGTAACAAATTTTTTATTAGGAGATATGATGCATTCTTATCGTTGCGAATACTAGGCGAAGTACAGCGGCGCTTCCTTGCTCCATTTGCTGCGATAATGGATGCGAGAAGTAATGCCAATGGTACTGACAATGAAGCCAATGCAATTGATCGTTTGTCTAGAAGTCTTGATGGCGATTCATTGGTTGATCTAGCGAGGAAAGTATTAAACCCTGATTTCGTTTCTGTGATGATTGATGATGATCCACCGGAACGAATTGATGAAGGGTTACTAAATCGCGCAACAGATAATGTTTACGATGTTGTATTCATTATTTACAAAGTGTTGGAGATAAACTATCGAGAGCTTTTTACGCGAGGCAGAACCCTTATTGGCGAGGCAACGTCACCTATGGTGAATCCCTAGGGATTCTGCGAGATGATTTCGCTGAAGAACTAATTATCTGGCGGCCTGTTATGGAAGGATTGATTTCATTAGCCGATGTAAAACTTGGGTTAGTTGATCTAGTAGACTTGACCAAAATGAATGCGTTGATGGATATGAAAATGGCTTACGAGCAACGAGCCTTAGATCAGGCTCAGAGAAAGTAAAGGGGGTTTATTAGTTTGCCCATTGTCCGCGAACTCATTACGCTGCTAGGAACGCAAGTCGATACGACTGGATTCCAGCAGTATGAGAAGGGTATTTCGCGGCTTAAAGATTTGGCAATTGCTGCTGGCAAAGTTATCGGCGTTGCATTTACTGTTGATAAAGTAATTGAGTTTGCTGATGGACTTGTTACGGCCGGTAAAGAAATTAACAAGCTATCGGCACAACTAAAAGTTATTGCGCGACCATTCGATGACATGGCCGCAGCACAAGACCAAGTATTTGAAACGGCACAAAGACTTGGTATTGAATATACATCAGTCTTAGATACGTTTAAAGAATTTCAGAATGAAATGCGGGAAACAAATATTCCCGCGCAGGATGTTGTTGCAGCTACAGAAAACATATACAAATCATTACAGGTTAGTCGCGTCGGCGCTGAAGGTATGGCCGAGGCGATGGAACTATTTAATAGATCGTTTCAGCGCGGTTCATTTCGATCTGTTGGCATTGGTCGGCTAGGTGATATCTCTCCAAAGACATTGGATGTATTAGCAGAGTCCTTTAATAAGTTTCGTCAGGCTGGCGAAACAAATGAGGATATGCTGCGCCGGTTAGCTAAGGCTGGCAAAGTAACGGCGGAAACTGTTGTCGCGGCGTTTGCTCAAGCTAACCAAAAGCTTGAAGAAGACTGG